ACGCGCCGAAGCTGACCGCGAAGACCGAAGAATTCCGCGCTGGCGGCATGAACACGCCTATCAAGCTGAACATGGGCACCGATGTCATGGACTGCGACTTCTCGCTGAAGTCCTACGACCCCGACGTGCTGGCCCTGTTCGGCCTGGCTGAAGGCCAGGACGTGCCGCTGATCTTCCGCGAAGTCCTGGAGTCGGTCGACGGCACCGTGACCGCTGTCGTGCATACCGTGCGCGGCGTCGTGACCGAAATCGACCCCGGCACCAGCAAGGCCGGCGAAACCGCCGTGATGAAAGTCACCGTCAACTGCCGCTATTACAAGCTGGAACACGGCAGCCGCGTCATTCACGAAGTCGACCCGGAAAACATGGTCATGGTCGTGAATGGCACCGATCAACTCGCGCAGCAACGCGCCGCACTGGGCCTGTAAGACATGGCAAAAGAAAAATCACCGATCACTTACGGCGACGGCTTCGCCGACATCGAACTGACCCGCGAAGCCGAAATCGGCGGCGTCAAGGTCAAGCAGCTTCGCATGCGCGAACCCAGCGTGGAAGACCAACTGGTAGCCAACGCGATGAAGGGTAGCGACCTGGACAAAGACATCGGCTATTTCGCCAATCTGTGCGGCGTCACGCCTGACGACATCAAGCGTCTGCCGCTGCGCTCTTACAAGCGAGTGCAAGACGCTTTTTTCGGTTTGACCGACTGAGCGACGACTTCATTCGTCTGAGCGTTCTCGCGCTCGCCTCGCATACTGGCTGGTCGGAAGCCGAAATCCTTTCAATGCGGACATCCCGGTTCCTGTGGTGGCTGGAGCCGCTAAAATAAAATGGCTTCGAACAAGAAACTCAATGCGACACTGACCATCGGCGGCGCTGTATCCAGTTCACTGGGTACGGCGTTTTCTTCCGTGAAGTCGCAGCTTGGCCGCCTGCAACAAGACATCACCGCAATGAACCGTCAGCAGAACCTGCTGACGCGATCCATTACCGAATTCGGCCGCGCCGGCAAGAATATCGACAGCCTTCGCGCCAAATACACGGAGAACATCGCCGTCATCGACCGTCTGCGCCTGGCGCAAGAACGGCTGAACCGCGCTACCAAAATGGTTTCCGCTGGCAAGGCCATCGCCACGGCCACAGGTGGCGCTGCGCTGGCCGCTGGCATCGTATCGAAGCCGCTGATTGGCGCTGCCATCAGCCGCGAGAACATCGAAACGGTCATCAAGAATTCCGGCGTGTCGGCCGAAGACGCGCAGCACATGATCGATGCTGCGAAGGGCGCGAAGCAGTTCGGCATTTCGACCACCAGGGCGACGGAAACCGTCAGCGAGCTACGCACGGCGCTGGGCGATGCACATCACGCCATCGAGGCGCTGCCGACTTCCCTGAAGGCGTTGTCGGGCCTGGCGCTGTATGACCGCCTGCATCACACGAACCTTGCATCCGGCGAGTCGGGTTACAACCTGGCGAAAGTCGCAGAAGAGCGCGGCGGCGCAGTCAGCCCCGAGGCCATGCGCGCGAAGATGGACTGGGCGTTCAAGGGCATCACCGGGTCGAACGGCAAAGTCACTGTCGCGGATCAACTGCTGTCCCAGCGCACCGGCAAGGGCGCGGCAGCGGCGATGCTCGACGAAGCGTTCTTCGGCGACACATTCTTGCAGCAAGCAATGGGCGCTGACCGTTACGGCACGTCAAGTTCGTCCCTGGTGAATGCCTGGATTGGCGGGCACCAGACGCACGGCGCGTTCGATGAAATGATGAAGCTGGGCCTGCTGGACAAGAGCAAAGTTCAGTTCGACAAAATCGGCAAGGTCAAAAAGGTTCAGTCCGATTCGCTGATCGATTACCGCCTGTTCCTGAAAGACCCGCAAGCCTGGGTCGACAAGTATCTGGCCCCGAAGATCGGCGCGAAGGGCGACGGCACCGACGACGAAGCGACGCTGATGCAGTTCGCAAGCAGCATCGCGTCGAACCCGCGTGCGGCCGACCTGATTATGCAGCGCCTGCGGTTCCGCAAGAACATCTGGAAGGACCGAAACAACGTCATCAACGCGAACGGCATCGACAAGTCTGACGAAATGAACCGGCAGTCGACGCAGGGCAAGATCGACGACGCCCGCGCACGCCTGGACGACGCAGAAACGCGCATGGGCAATGTGCTGCTGCCCGTGTTCGCGAGCGCGATGGAGAAGGCCGCGTCGGCGCTGGAAAGCATCAACGACATCGCCGACAAGTCGCCTGGCCTGTTCAAGGCCGCGACCTGGGGCCTGATCGGCGTCACGGCAGCGTTGGGTGGCGCAACTGGCGTCGGCATCGTCGCGCCGCTGGCTGCCCGTGGGCTGGTCACTCTGAGCGCTGGCATTACTGGCGTAACGACCGTCGCGGGCGCGCTGTCGACTTCGCTGATTGGCAGGGCTGGCCTTGCTGGTGCGCTCGCGATGGTCGGCCTGGAAGTGGCAAAGCTGCTGGGCCTGCCGGACGTGAACAAGGAACAGGGGAAGAAAGACCTGCAAAACGGCGACTGGCTGGCCGCGTCGATGCACCTGCCTGCCGGCGACTTCATCGGCGCAGTGTGGGATCGCTTCACGAAGTCGGGCAAGGACGCGCCGACCAGTTACAAGAACGTGCCGACCGTCACCGACAACAGCACGACGACCATCCAAGTGACCCAGCAACCGGGGCAAGACCAGAAAGCACTAGTCGACGAAATGATTCGCCAGCTTGAAAACAAACGGGGCGTGCGCCAGCGCAGCATGATGTTTGATGGAGCGACCGCGCAATGAGTACCGTCATGATGCAGCTTGGCGCGATTCAGTTCGGCATCAGCACTGGTGCATATCAGAACCTGGCTCGCGCTGCCCGCTACAAATGGGGCGAGCAAGAACGCTTCGGGAAAAACCCGGCCCTGCAATTCACTGGCGTCGATGCGGAAACGATCACCATCGACGGCACGATTTACCCTGAATTCCGTGGCAGCATCGACACGGTCGACGGCTGGCGCACTGTCGCGGCACAGGGCAAGCCGCTGTCGCTGATTGATGGCCTGGGCACCATCCTGGGCGAATGGGTCATCGAATCGGTCGAGGAACGCAAGAGCATCTTTGCGACCGCTGGCGTCGCTCGCCGCTACGATTTCACCATGACGCTGAAGTTTTACGACGAACCGTCGTATTCCGAAGCGCAGGTCGCGGCGGCCCTGGCGATGAACGTCGCGCCGACCGTGCCCGCTGCCATCGGCGCGGCGAATATCGGAAGCACGTCGGAAAGCGCGATGGGCGGCCTGGCCGACACGCTGGCGCAGGCAGGGCAGAACATCAGTGCGGTCGCGGCAGAGGTGTCCCAGTCCGTTCAGCCGGCGCTTGATGCTGTCAAGCGAGGCATCACCATTGCCAGCACGGTGAAATATGCCGCACAGGATGCGCAGCGCCTGGTGAAGTCCATCAAGAACATCAATTCGCTGTCGACGGCACAGCGCGCGCTTGACGGCCTGCGGGCGACATCGTCCAACGCGGCCAGCATCGGCGCGAACGTGTCGAAGACGCTGTCGGGCATCACCGATGCATTTTCCAGCGCTGGCGAGCCTGCGGAAGCTGTTTCTGCCGTGCGCGGCGGCCTGGTCAGCGTGAACCGCACCGTCACGTCGGCGGCCAGCATCGTGCGCCAGATCGACAGCCTATACAAGAAATTCACATGAGCGCAATTTACACCAGCAGCGACGGCGACACGGTCGACGAAATCGCTTTCAAGTATTACGGCACGCTCGACGGCCGCACGGCCGAAAAGGTGCTTGAGGCAAATCGCGGGCTGTCCGATTACGGCCCGCTGCTGCCCGCTGGCGTCGAAATCACGCTGCCGGATATCGCGCCGTCGGCCACTTCCAAGAGCGTGCGCCTATGGACGTGAAAGAGCCGTACAAGCCGGTTTTCCGCGTGCTGGCGAACAGCCAGGACATCACCGACACCATCGCAAAGTATTTCAAGTCGATGTCGTTCACCGACAGCGTCGGCATAACGTCCGACATGCTGGAAATCGTCCTGGCTGATACCGACTGGGATAAACCGCTTGCCATCCCGCCGAAGGGGTCGCAACTGGAAATCCTGCTGGGGTATGGCAGCGAGTTGACGAACATGGGCATGTTCGTGCGCGATGAAGTCGAAATCGCCGGCTGGCCTGGTGAAATGATTATCCGCGCCCGCGCAGCGATCTACGATGCGACGCCGCAGGGCAAGACCGACCTGCAATCGCAGAAGACGCGAAGCTGGCCGAAGGGCACGAAGCTGGCCGACATGGCTGCGAAGATCGCATCCGAACACGGCATGAAGCCGCTTGTCGCCGACAAGCTGCGCGCTATCGTGCTGCCGCACATGAGCCAGTCGGAAGAATCCGACCTGAACTTCCTTATCCGCATCCTGACGAAGTACGACGCGGTCGTGAAGCCGCAGGCGGGTTTCCTGATCCTTGCGAAGCGCGGCGAGGCGAAGTCTGTCAGCGGCGTGACTCTGCCAGGCGTGACCATCACGCCGGATATGTGCAGCCGTTTCCGCTACGTCGAGGCGGCGCGCGAGACTGCCGGCACCGTCGTCGCCTACTGGCACGCGACGAAGCAGTCCCGCCGCTACCCGATCAAGGTCGGCAAGGGCGAGCCTGTGCGCCGGCTGAAAATGTATTATCCGACTGAGGAAATGGCCCTGGCTGCTGCGCGCGCTGAACTGTCGCGGCGCGAGCGGCACCAGACGACGGTTTCGCTGGCGTGCGTCGGCGATACCGACATCCAGGCCGAAGGCAATGTCAGCCTGGAGAAGTGGCGGCCTGGCGTTGATGGCGAGTGGATCGTGACGCGCGTCGTGCATACCGTCGACAGCCAGCGCGGCTATCAGTGCGATGTCGAACTGGAACTGCCGAATGAGGCAGGCACGCCGGAAGTCAGCCTGGAAGACGACGGGGAGGGATAACAAAAAACCCCGCCGAAGCGGGGTTTCGTGTGCGGCTTACGGGCTTCCCCGCGCACTGGGCTAAACGGCTTCCGTTATCATCGCCCCTCATGGTCACATTGTATGTTGCCGGTAGCTTTCCCGACTGTCAGCGCTTATTGCCCGCGTGGCTCGCTTCCGTCATTGGCGATTGATTGTGGCAACCCAGTCCGTAGATTGTGGGCTGGCAGTCATCGTTTATCTGCATCAGCGAAATCACAGTATATCGCATTATGCCGCAATCGCGCGCTGCTGTTGCGAATAAACAACGCCAATCCGCATCCGCTTGTCGACCAGGGCGTCGAGGTCGTCGGCCCATTTCTGTAGCATGGCCCGCCGTTCGGCCTGGTACGTGTGGCGGTTGTAGATGGAGCGAACCTGGTCTTTCGGGGAGTGCGCCAGGCACAGTTCGACGATGTCGCCGTCCTCGCCCTGCGCGTTCATGTACGTGCTGAACGTAGACCGGAAACCGTGAACCGTATCGGCTTCTTCGCGGATGGTGCGCATCAACAGGCCAAGCGTCGTATGGTGCATCGGCGTGTCGGGCTTGTAGTAGTGCGGGAACAGGAAATCGCCTTCGGAATGCTTGCGCAGCCCCTGGAGCAACGACACAGCCTGCCGTGACAGCGGAACCCAGTGTTCCTTGCGCATCTTCATGCGTTCGGCAGGCACCGTCCATTCGCCGCGCTCCAGGTCGAATTCCGACCAGCGCGCGCCCGTGGCTTCGGTCTTGCGGCAGGCGGTCAACACGACTAGCAGCATCGCGGCCTTTGTGTAGGGGGTGGCGTCGGCAGCCAACAGGGCGGCCAGGAATGCAGGCCAGCGGTCCATCGTCATCGCCTGGTGCGACACATACCGGCGAGCCTTCAGCAGCCTGGCCGACGGCACCGGGCTTGTCTCCAGCAGCCCTTCGTCGATGGCGCGTTCATAGATATGCACCAGGAACGTGCGCATCGTCTTCGCAACGCTGGGCGCGTCGCGCTCAATCCTGACCAGCATCGCGGCCAGTTCCTGCCGGGTGATTTCCCAAATCTTGCGCGGCATCAGCGGCCCGAAGTGCGCGTCGCAGGCCCAGTGCCGCCAGTCGATAGTCCGCTGCGACAGATGCGGTTCAGTGGCTTCCTGCCATGACTTCAGCGCCTGGGCGAACGTGCCGCGTTCGGCCCGTGCGACAGCCTGGGCGGCTTCCCGCCGCTCGACCTGCCGCGAGTGAACCGGGTTTTCACCGGCCGCCACCTGGGCGCGCGCTTCCTGGTGCAACTCCCTAGCGCGGGCCAGCCCGATGTCGGGATAAGCCCCGATGGACAGCAGCCCTTCGCGGCCGGCAAGCCTGAACTTGTACCGCCAGAGCTTCGACCCGTTCGGCTGCACCAGCAGGAACAGGCCGCCGCCGTCGGCCAGCTTCACCGGCTTGGCGGCTGCCTTGGCGTTGCGAACCTTGGCGTCGGATAGGGCGCGGGCGATGTTGTCGGTCATGCATTCCTCTTTTCAATACCCCCAGGCATACCCCCAAATCGACCCGATACAAACCCGCAGGAAAACGAATTTCACGGATTTCGGTCGGCCAAAATGCGAGGCGGGCCAGTGATTTACAGCGATCCGCGATGACGCGGGGTGATGCGTCGTGATGCGGTCAAATGTTCTTCAAGAGAACAGCGAACGCGGTTGCGAAGCCCCATAAATATAGGGTTTCGGCGAATCCGCGTCAAACGATACCCCCAGCTATACCCCCAATTTAAACGGGTTCACGCGGCATCATCCTGCGCGTCGGGGAACTCGACATCCATCGCCCCATGACGCGGGCAGCAGGCCCCCAGCTTGTCGGCCCATTTCTTCGACAGCCGCACCGTATAGCCGCACTCGACCGGCTCGCCGCCTTCGCCGTCCGCTGGCGCAATCGCCTTGCAGGTCGCCTTCAGCATGCGGGTCGATTGCTTCGGCTTGGCGTTGCTGCTGCCGCCGACGGCTTCCCGCTCTTCCGGTTCTTCGTTGTCGTTCGCGCCCTTCGGCACCGGCTGGCCGCGCAGGATCAGGCGGCTATGCGGGAACGGCCCCAGTTCGTCGATGAAGGGCTGGGCGAACGCCTTGAACACGTCGCCGGCCACTGACGAAGTCATCGGACGCAGCATGCCCAGTTCCAGCATCACTTTCGCGAAATCGCCCTTGTGCTTGTGTTCGAATCCGACGGCAGCGTGCGTGAGTTCATGCGCCAGGATGGCGGCTGCCGTCATCGTGTCGTCGATGATGGGCGACACAAGTATTTCGAAGGTGCGGTCGGCGCTGTTGCTGTTATGCCAGCACTCGCCGCCGATGTTCGACACTTTGCCGGCGCTGGTGAAGCCGACGGCGACGCGGAATTTCGGCAGAGGGTATCCGAGTTCTTCGAAGCGCGGGGCCATGCGTTGCGCCATTTCGTTAAGCCAGGTTTCGCGGTTCATGTTCGTCCTTTCAAGTCGTTTAAACGTAGTGGAATGATACAAGAAAGCCCGCAGGGTGAGTGCGGGCTTTCGGTCAATGTCGCGTTTCCGCGACAGGCAATCAGGCGAGTTGCGGGCCGACGAACCAGTTTTCGACCTGGCGGCCATCTGCGGCGACGTACTGCACCAGATACTTGCGGGTTTCGTACAGGTATTCGGCTTTGCCGATGACGATGCCGGCTTCGCCGCTGAGTGTCAGATGAACGTTGTCACCGAGTTCGAATTGCTTTTCTTCCATGATGATGAATTTCCTATTTGATTGATTGCGGCTGAAGCCCAGCCGCCAGGCTGTTACTGTTGCGCTGGCGCGACGTTATTCCTGTTGGATGCCGGCCAGTTTCCAGGCGCTGCCCTGGCGTTCGAAGTTCCAGGTTTCGCACAGGTCGCTGTTGTCGGCGTTGTCGTGCGCACGGTACAGGATGGACATTTCGTCGTCGTCTTCGAACAGCATTTCATAGCTGATGCCGGACAGCGTCGCTTTCGATGCTTCGTCGGGCAGGTCGCGGGAAAGCTGCGCATACATATCGTTCGTCAGCATGCGGGCAAGCGTGGTCAGGTCACGGCCGGCAAAGGCATCCTGCACGTCAAGGAAGAAGGCGACGGCACCGAAGGACTGAGCCGGCTCTTGCATGTACATTTCGCGATAAGCGCGGCCACCGTCG